CTGCATCAGTTCAATTTTGGGCTTAGTGACCGACAAAGATACAGACGCTGGTGGGGAGCAAGTAAGCAAGCCAGTTATTGCCGAGAAAGAAGTATTAAGCAATGATCGTTTTGACAAAGCAGTTGAGAAAATCCGTAAAAAAGAATACACGATTGAAGAATTGAAAGCTAAATTTAAACTAAACTCGGCTCAAGAGGGAGCTTTATTATTGATCAACTTATGAGCCTTTACTTAACTATTTTAACAATTTATTGGATTATTTTATTAATATTTTTAATATCAATTAATCCAAAATTACCAACCGGATCAACACGAATAATCAGAAATTGGAATCAAGGCTTATTTATTTTTGGATGGTTAAGCTTTTTATTTTCCGCAGTACTTACTTTTTTAATTAAATCATTATGAAAATCAGATGTTCATCATTGCCGAAAATTTGCACCGCTTCAAAAGTCAAAGGAGCTTTAAGCGAGACTGCAAAAAGTTACATTAAAACAATAGCTAAACAAGACTTCTATGGCTATGAAACCGAGCTAAACAATAAGTACGTTAAGAAAGGTATCGAGTGTGAGGGAGCGGCTATATTGCTTTATAACAATGTTTTTTTCACAACACACGAAAAGAACAAAGAAAGAAAGTCAACCGAAATTATTACAGGGGAATGCGACATTATAACTCCTGAATTAATAATTGACATAAAGTGTTCCTGGTCTTTTGAAACGTTCCCGGCTACAAGCGAGGATATCACTTTAAAAGATTACGAATATCAACTAAGGGGCTATATGTATCTTTACGAAGTGAACAGTGCAGAACTTGCTTATTGCATGGTTGACACTCCAGACCATTTAATTGGCTATGACAACGTGCAAATCCACAAAACAATAAACGCACCTATTGAAAGCTTAGTGACTACTTTAAGGATTGAACGTGATGAAAAGTTAGAAGCTGAAATGATTGAGAAGGTACACATGGCACATGAATATTACAATGAGTATATTAACAAGCTAAATTTAAAAAACAAATGAAAAACATAATTGACTTTAAGGACATTAACTTCTCGGTTATTGCTTCACATTTGAAGTACAACAGGAAGAGTTATAAAAAACAAAAGCTAGTTGAAAAAGCCTTTGAAATTGCGAATGAAGTATTAATTTTAAAACAAAAAGAATCATGAAAAATGAAATGAAATTTACGGGGATTATTACTAATATCCTTGATGTTATCCAGGTTGGAAAAACAAAAAAAATTGAATTTATTGTAACTGAAGAAGTAGACCAATATCCTCAAAGTGTTAAATTTTCAATCTACGGGGACGAGAAAGTTGATAAGTTTGAAAAGTACAACAAAGTCAATTCAAAAGTAGATGTATCGTTTAACTTTCGAACAACTGAATGGAACGACAAGCATTTTACAAGCATTGAGGCGTGGAAAGTTTTCAAAGCTGAAGAGGTAAGCGCAGAGCCGTTTTAATACTTGCCACTAACGGCTGACAGCTCGGAAAGACGGCATTTTTAAACTTTAATAACAAACATTATGCAAGAAAAAATTGACGAATTAAAAAAACAATTAACGGGCAACCTATACGATGACATGGATATTCACAACGAGATATATCAAATCAAAAAACAAATGAATCCCGAAATAGTGAACAACCCACAACAAGACCAAGACGAGTGCGAGGCTTGTGGTTCTTAAAAAGTTAAATTATGTTAATTAAAGATTTACCAAACTATCACACAGAATGGCTAAACATAGTTAAATCATTTGGTGCTAAGACAGACGCAGAGGACATAGTTCAAGATATGTATATTAGAATTTACAAATATGCAGACAACAAAACAGAGGTTTCTAAGTCTTATATATGGGTAACTCTTAGAAATATATTTTTCTATAATTATAAAAACGAAATAAAAACAATAGAATTAAATCATTTACATACATATATTGATGAAGATAGTGATGAACTTTGGGAAAAAATAGATACATTTGTTGAACGTGAAACAAGCAAGTGGCAGTGGTTCGAAAAAAACTTATTTAATGTGTATTTAACCAGTGGTAAGTCAATGAGGGATTTAGAGAAAGAAACAAATATCTCAGTCACTACAATTTTTCACACGATTAAAAAATGTAAAACAAAATTGAAAAAACAATATGAGGACGAGAAAAGCTAAAGGACTAGGGGATACCATAGAGAACGTACTCCATGCAACAGGAATAGATAAATTAGCTAAATTTGTGTTTGGAGAGGACTGCGGATGTGATGAGCGAAAAGAAACACTTAACAAACTATTTCCTTACGTAAATCCATTATGCTTAAACGAAATAGAATATAATATCCTAACCGATCTACTTCCTTTAATGACACCGGGAACTGATAGATACACCGACAAAATAAAGCCAACACAACAGATGGCACTCTTGAAAATAAGTAATAGGATTTTAAATCGTAGAGACAACACAACAAGCTGTTCAAGTTGTTTGCAAAAGTTAATCTTAGATTTAAACAAAGTTTATAACGAATATACACATATTGAATAACCAAAACTTTTTTCAAAATGGCAAACGGACATGGAGGGGCAAGACCCAACGCAGGAAACAAAACTAAACAAGACTTTGAAAAGACTAATAACATTCTTTTAAGCGCTATAAAAATAATAAAAGACGTTACGACAGATGAAGAGGCACGCATAGAACTTGCTAAAGATTTACTAACTTTTGAACGTGGTAAGATATTTGTTGCAGAGCATTTATTTGGTAAGCCCGAACAAAGAGTTGAACAAGACATCAACATAAAAGGAGTTGATCTAAAAGACATTATTAGTTTTGGTAGTACTGAATCCGAAATATAAAACTTTTATAAACGATAGCCGTTACTTTATTGTTACAGGGGGCAGAGGTAGTGGTAAATCATTTAGTATAAATCTACTATTATTATTACTTACTTATGAGGAAGGGCATACTATTCTATTTACTAGATATACCCTTACTTCGGCTCACATTTCTATTATTCCAGAATTTATAGACAAAGTTGATCTATTAGACAAACATAGTGATTTTCACATTACAAAGGATGAAATAATTAATCTAAAGACAGGTTCAAAGATATTATTTAAAGGTATTAAAACAAGCTCAGGAACACAAACGGCTAATCTTAAATCATTAGCTGGTGTTACTACATGGGTACTTGATGAAGCGGAAGAACTTACAGATGAAGATACCTTCGACAAAATAGATTATTCGATACGTTCTAAAGACAAACAAAATAGAGTAATACTTATTCTTAATCCGGCGACAAAAGAGCATTTTATTTATCAAAAGTTCTTTGAGACAAAAGGCATTGAGGCAGGGAGTAATTTAATCAAAGGAGATACAACGTACATTCATACAACCTACTTAGATAATATAGAGAACCTATCCGAAAGTTTTTTAAATCAAATAAAAATAATAAAAGAACGCAGACCTGACAAGTATAAACACACAATACTTGGTGGATGGTTAAATAAAGCAGAGGGCGTAATCTTTACAAATTGGAAAATAGGAACGTTCAACAAAGATAATGGTAGTGTGTTTGGTCAAGATTATGGTTTTAGTAACGATCCATCTACATTAATCGAGACATCAATTGATAAGGCTAATAAAATAATTTACGTTAAAGAACACGTACACAAACAAGGCTTAACAACGTCCGAACTAGCACAACTAAACCAACAGTTTGCAGGACGTGATTTAATAGTAGGGGATAATTCAGAGCCTAGATTGATAGCAGAATTAAAAGCAAAAGGTTTAAATATAGTGCCTACAATTAAGGGGGCAGATTCAGTTAAATATGGCATTAGTTTAATCCAAGACTATGACTTAATTATAGAGGAAAATTCAGTAAATTTGATTAAGGAATTAAATAACTATTGCTGGCTAGAAAAGAAATCTGAGACACCAATAGATAAATGGAATCATTGTTTAGATGCGGCACGTTATGCTATTAGTTATCAATTAGCGAATCCGAACAAAGGTAGGTATAACATAAGGTAATAATTTTAATTATATAAGTATGCAGGTAGAGTTAACTATCCCGACTTCTTTAAAAGAAATAACGTTGGGTCAGTATCAAAAGTATTTAGAAATAGCAGAAAACAACGATAACAAAGAGTTTGTTTTTCAAAAAATGATTGAGATATTTTGCAATGTTGAATTAAACAAAGTAGTAAACATTAAGGCTACTCAGGTTGTGGAGTTGGTTAATCATTTTACTGAATTGTTCAAGGAAAAAACAACTTTTAAAAATAGATTTACACTTGGTAAAACAGATTTCGGATTTATTCCTGACTTAGAAAACATAACATGGGGAGAGTATATTGATATAGAGTCTAACATATTTAAGATGTCGGAACTCAATAAAGCTTTATGTGTTATGTACCGACCAATTACTAATAAATATAAAGATACCTATTCAATAGAGCCTTACGTTGCGGATATTACCTACAGCGAAGTTATGAAATCTTTGCCATTAGATATAGCTTTAAGTTCTTCCGTTTTTTTTTGGAATTTAGGGAACGAGTTGTTAAAGACTTTGACGGATTGTTTGGAGGAGACTCAGATGAACAGCCAAACGATTTTAGCGAGTCACAACAGTTCACTACTAGATGGGGATGGTATTCTTCAATTTACCAACTTTCAAAGGGCGATGTTACAAAATTTGACAGAATTACAAACGAGGGACTATTTAAATGTTTAACTCTTTTGTCATTTGAAAAAGAAAAAAACGAAATAGAAATCAGACAAATACGCAGAGCAAATGCAAAATTATTATAGTTTAACAACGGCATTATACACAGCATTAAGTACCGATCCATTGGTTAACAAAGTTACTAAAGGGTCACTAGATAAAATTACAAATGCTAAACAAGACATGTACCCACTTTGTCATATTATCTATAATGATTCTAAATTTAATGGAAGTACAAATTCATTTAGCGTGTCATTTGTTTGTATGTCAATAGTTGATATTAGCAAGGATTCAGTAACAAATGACTACATAGGCAATGATAATGAGGACGATGTTTTGAACACTACTCATGGAATATTAAACAGGCTATTTGATAGCTTAAGACGTGGGGCTTTAAGCAACGATGGTTATAGATTGAATGAGGAGACAGCGGTTTGCGAGCCATTTGTTGATAGGTTTACGGATGCGGTTGCTGGTTGGACTATGACATTAGATATTACTATTGATTCAAACTCTTCAATATGTTAGACCAAGAGAACTTAGATATAGAGTTAAAAAAATTTAAGGATTATGTTATTCAACAAAGTAAATCTAATCTAACTAAGGGGAGGCACAACTTCACAAAGAGTTTATACAATTCTATTAAAGGGGATGCTAAGGCATATCCAAGAAGTTACTTACTTTCATTTAGCATGGACGAACATGGGTATTACCAAGACCAAGGGGTAAGGGGTAAAACTTCAAGTATTAAAGCACCTAACAGCCCGTTTAAATTCGGAACGGGAAAGGGTAAAAAAGGAGGGTTGACTACGGGGATAAAAAAGTGGGTCCGTGCCAAACGTTTTCAATTTAGGAATAGAGAAACGGGTAAGTTTATGAGTTACGATTCTACAGCTTTATTAATTGCTAGATCAATTTATAACAAGGGATTGAAACCTACTTTATTCTTTACGAAGCCTTTTAATAATGCTTTTAAAAGACTTCCTGAAGAAATGGTTAAGGGCTTAAGCATGGACGTAGATAGATTATTCAAATATTCATTAAAGCAACCTAAAAAATAATGGGATTAATAAAAGCACGAAGCCCTTTTATAGTAACAATCAATGAGGCTAGTCAAGTAAGCACTAAGTTAAAGTTATTTATTTCTACAACTACTTTTAGTGGGTCTCCTCAATATACATTAAGTAAGTTAATACCTTCGTTAAACTTCCCTGCAACCTATTACGACATAGCTCCTTATTTACGTAGCTTTTTTAATTTCACAACACTTCCAGCTCCAGTAGTTATAACGTCCTTAGCTTTATTGAATGTTAAATTTGATAAATATAAAACAGTAGGAGTTACAGAAACATTAGTTAGTTCAACAACACTTTTTGCAAGTGATGGATATACTGAATATACCGAGGGATTAAATAGTGACAGCTACCCTAGGAATACGTATTTAATGGATGAAAAAAAGTATTACGTTCACAAAGGTGCGTATGCTGGTTTTATTACAGCTTACTTGGCAGTTGGCAATTATGTACGTTACGTTTCAAGTGAGGGTACAACAGTTGACAAGGCGGCTATAACAACAGCAGGGTGGTACATGATACCTAAACAAGAAAATGAATTTACTTTTAATTACACTATTAATATACGTAACTCAGCTAATTCTAATTTAGCAACTTATTACGTAGAGGTAATAGAGGAGTGTAGATATACGCCCGTAATTATAGATTTTGTAAACAAGTATGGAGCATGGCAACGTGAGTTTTTTTTTAAAGCCTCTGTTGATACTATTGAAGTTCAATCAATGGAATACAACGCTTTAATGCCTAACATAAATTATACGACAAGTGAGTCGCAGAAAAAGACGTTTAACGTAAATGCAAAAGAAAGTATAAAAGTAAATAGTGGATGGGTTGAGGAAGATTTTAAAGTTAATTTAAAACAGTTGATGTTAAGCGAAAGGATATTGTTAAATGGTTTACCCGTTAATCTGAAAACTAAAAACATGGAGTTTAGCAAACACTTAACCACTAAACAGATCAATTATACTTTGGATTTCAGTTACGCTTTTGACACCCTTAATAATATTATATGAGAAAAGTTGATATATATATTAATACAACGGGTACTGATTATTCTAAGATTGAGTTGTTTAATGACGAACAAATTAATATTAATAGTTCTATTCAAAATATACAAGACCTATCTAAGGTTTACACTGATTTTACTCAATCATTTACTATACCAGCTACAACCATTAACAATGATGTTTTTACATTTTTTTATCAGTCCGACCTAGATAGTTTAATTAATCACAACAAAAGACGCAACGCATTTATAGAGATAGGCACGATACCTTTTAGGAGTGGTAAAATACAACTTGAAAAGGCTAACGTGTCAAATAATAAAGTAGAGAATTATACCATTACTTTCTATGGTGATTTAATGTCTTTAAAAGATAAATTTGCAGATGACACTTTACAAGATTTAAATTTAACAGCTTACAATCATACTTACAACGGAACGGAGGTTAAGAATAGAATAACGGACGCAACTGAGTACGATGTGCGTTATCCTTTAATCTCGCAAGGTCGCAAATGGAGTTATAAGGACGGTTCCTCTACAGATATAAGTCTATCAGCTAATCGTATAAATTACAGGGAACTATTCCCAGCATTGAAAGTTGTGCGTATATTTGAAGCAATACAATCAAAGTACAACATTACTTTTAGTAGTGTGTTTCTACAAACAAAACTTTTTACTGATTTATTTTTATACTTAAATAATCAAGAGGAAGATTTTAATTTTACGGGGCTTGAAAAGGTTAATATATTAAGTTCTACGGGGTCAAGTAATACGGGTTCAATTAGTGCGGCTAACGATACATTTAGAACAACCAGTCAAACAAAAGACGTTCAAATAACAATAAAAAGCACAGAAACGGTTTCGTGTATAGTTTATGCTTTTGTTGATGGTAAAAAGTATAATGGTTATAGTGTAAATGCAAACGATGTGCCAAGGTCTTTAAGTTTACCAAGTGAACAAGATATTACTCTATACATACAAACAACAATACTAACAACAAGTATAAAACCTACAATAGTGTTAATTAATAACAATAATGAAGGGGGTTCAAGATTATATATTGATTGTGCTTATTTAACAACCGCTACTCAAATATCTTTATTTAATTTCGTTCCTGAGATTAAGATAAATGATTTTTTAAGCGGTGTGTTTAAGATGTTTAATTTAACTTGTTATGCTACGGGATTAGATAAATTTCAAATTGAACCTTTAGATGAGTGGTATTCTAAAGGGGCGGTAATTAAGCTAAACGACATTGACGTTACGAGTATAGATATTGATAGACATAAGCTATATAAGTCAATTTCTTTTGACTATGAAAAAAGCGAGTCTTACTATAACAAAGAATTTGCAAAAGTAAATAATAGAGAGTTTGGGTGTGTGAAACAGTCATACCCTGATTACGACGGAGAAGAATATAAAGTAAACGTACCATTTGAAAACATAAATTTTGTTAGAGAAACAGCATACGCAAACTGCCCAACATTAGCCATATTGTTTGCAGATGAAAACGATGATAAGCCATATAAAAACAAGCCTATATTTTTATACAAATCTAACGCAAAAGTTACAGATTTTTGGATTGATGCAACCGTTACCACTCCTTCGTCTGTTAATATTACAAATTACATTGAAATGGGTAACACAAAAATATATAACAATGCCGTTTATTCTAATCACTTCTCACAAGAAACAGACCCGTTTACATTAAACACGATTAATAACTCTTTATACGCCACTTATTATGAAGGTTATTTATCCAACCTTTTCAATCAAAAAAATAGGCTAACAACAGTTAAGGCATACTTTCCAATTAGCTTAATCACTTCATTAAAGTTAAATGATAGGCTAATAATTCGTGACAAAAGATATATTATAAACGAACTAAAAGCAAACCTAACAACGGGAGAAGTTACTTTAGTTTTGATCAATGATTTTAGAAAAGTTTTAAATACAAGCGTACCCGTTCAAACAGGGACATCAACTGTTGAGTTACCTATCTTAGTGCCAAACGAAGTTAGCAGTGTGGCGGTTGCAACGACAAGTTCGGGTGTAACATTTTCTTCTGCAAACTTTACAACTTCTGGATTGGTAACTGTTACAATGGGAGCAAGTCCAACGGAATTTATCGCACTAACAAGCGAGGCAGGTGTTGAGATAGTAAGTGAGGAATTGTTTAACATTACTTACGAAGGTGCGGCACCAAGACAAATAGATATTAACCTAACTTCAACTTACATTAACGGGGCAACTCCAACAATAGAAACCACATATATAACTCAATTATGATTGACGAGATACTACAATTACTTAAACTTTCAGATTATTACGGATGCCATGAAATTATTGACGTGGCAAAAGGGAAATATAAAATGACTGATAAAATGACTGAGATTTATAAACAAAAGAAAAGGAAGTTGGCATGGAAAAAAAGATAATTGACTTAGAGATAAAGACAAACACTGAAGATATAAAGGGTAAATTTGCGTCTTTAAAAAGCGAAATATCTAAAACTACAAATGAAGTTGAGCAACTTACAAAATCCTATGGTGAAAATAGTGACGAGGTAAATCAAGCGTCTAAGCAATTAGAGTCATTAAAGACAGCGTACAAAGATTTAAATAAAGTAGCTACAGATGTCGGTGCTACATTCGAGGAGGTATATGGTGATTTACAACCACTTTCAGCGAGACTGGGTGAAGCAGAAGATAGACTCTATGAATTAACTTCAGCTGGAAAAACAAACTCAAAAGAATATAAAGATTTATTAGGTGTAGTAGGTCAGTACAAACGTACCATGATGGAGACTGATATGGTGGTTGATGCTGCTGCTACGACAATGGCAAGTAAATTAGGAGGTGCATTAGGGGGTGCTGCCTCTGCATTTTCAGCAGTTGAAGGAGGAATGGCTTTAGTTGGTGTTGAGAGTGAGGACTTGCAAGCCACTATGGTAAAACTCCAAGCTGCAATGGCACTCTCAGAAGGGTTAAACGGAATCAAAGAATCTAAGGCAGCATTCAACATATTGAAAATAGCAGCTGTCGATGCATTGAAAGGTATTAAGACTGGATTGCTAGCAACAGGTATTGGTTTATTTGTAGTTGTCTTAGGTACTATTGTCGCGTATTGGGATGATATTAAAGCGGCGGTTAGTGGTGTAAGTGAAGAACAAAAGAAACTTAACGCAAACGCACAAGCTAATCTC